CAATGGTGGTGTTGTGTAAAGGGACACTCCCGCAGACCCATCAGTTACTTCACGCCAAATGCCATCCGTAAACTTGGCGAATCTCCCCACAGGTTTCTCCAACACGTCGTTGCGCAGTACAACTTCGACAGTATCAAACTTGTCTCTGTCATCGTGGCAAGCGCATCCTCGCTCCCAACATCCTCTGTCTATTAGTGTCATACAGGTGCATCCTCATGGTTATCAGGGTTGAACTTGGGTTGTTTAGTTCCCGTATCTTTTGGATTCGGGAATGGCGGGAAAGGCCATACAGAATTAACATTCTCCATAACTTGCTCCTGCTCCCGCTTCGCAGTTAAGTGGTAGCTCCATGCCCCATGATGGTCGTGTACGCATGCACATCTCAACGTACTCCTTGGCTGTATCAACTTGCGCAGTCGGCACGATACAGGCGATGGCGTCATGCACAGTCATCACGACTCGGTACTTCTTTGCAACCATGAGCATCTGCTCACCGATCACGATACGGGCTAACGCTTGGCACACGTTCTCAATTACCTTACCGCCGTAGATACGTGTCGGTATAACTGCCTTGCCCTTCTTGGTGTCGTACACCAGCTCAGACTTCCCTTCGTCATTCCCTATTAGGCGTAGGTTGGGGTAGCGTAGGTACAAGGTATTAGGCAGTAGGATTCCATCACTACCCTCAATCTTCAGAATACCGCCTCGGCCCAACGTTGTCTGCTGATTCTGAAGTATGGCTTTGAGGGCTGACGCCGCAGACTTCCATAACTCAGTAATCTTTGGATACGTAGTTCGATATGTGTCAATAATCCGTTTCGCTTCATCCAATTCGATCGTGACATTGAAGTTCTTAAGTTGCGCTTGGAATTTTGCCGCGCCCATCCCGTACCCGCACCCAAGGATAGTGGTCTTGCCAACAAACCTTTCGTCCTTTGTAATCTCCGAAATTTTCTTGCCATAAATAGCCGTTGCCATGATTTTGTATACATCTTCACCCCGATCAAATGCGTCAACTAAGTCGTCCTGTTCCGCAAGCCATGCGAGCGTACGGGCTTCAATTTGTGATGAGTCTGAATCAATCATCATGTATCCGTCCGGGGGGATGATTGCATGCTTCAGAGGTGAGTTGCGTTGTAAGTTCTGCAGATTTAATTTATCGTCACCGCCCCACCGACCCGTGTGTGCCGCATAGTAGCGTAGCGGTACAGGCAATGAGCCACGCTCGGCAATACCAAGAAACCTAGCTGTCCTTGTCTCTTCTATCGTAGACTTAGTGCCCAATCTTGCTGCCACTAAAGTTTGAACCTGTGGGTTTGGATGCTCAAGCAAAGCCTTGAACTCTTCGTCTGTTTTAGAAAACGCATAGGTCTGCTTGCCTGTTGCGGGGCTGACTTTCATCGGTGGTACTACGCCATAACCTTCCAAGATAATGGCAAACTTTACGTTGCTCATCAAATCTTCTTTGTCGAAGTTCTCGAGTAGGTCTTCCTTACGTTGCTTCTCACTAAGCAAATGGTCTTTGATAAGCTCTCTATCTAACTGCAACACAGGGTCGGTGAACATGCGCACAGTCAAATCAATCAGGCGCAACTCAATGGCGGGGAAGCCAGCAGACATTGCGTTAAACAATTCCCACGTAAGCGTGACGTCATTCTTACAGTAGTCGCCATAACGCTCTAACTGTGCGGGGCTGAAGTCCTGACGCCGCAGACCTAATGCGTTTTCTACCTCTATGCCTTTCTCGCCAAGGCCGTAATAGTTTGACAGCACTTTCAAGCTACCGCCTACGTTAGTGCCATGCAAGGCTCTGCCCATAGATAAAGTATCAAGCCAACCTTTGGGGCTGAGTCCGTAGACCCACTTCAAAATTGCGCCATCGAACGGGGCGTTGTGCGCAAGCGCCAAACTGTTAGCCCAATCGTATCGGGTGAGGAACTGGTGCATGCTCTCCGCATCCCCGCTAAACCATTCGGGCTCACCATCGTTGATCTGTACGGCTACGCCAATAGTTTCGAACTCGGGGCTACGAATGTATTCCTCTGTGGTAACTTTTGTTAGGCTGAACTCACGAGAATAAAAAGTCTCGAAGTCTATTGTTAATATGTTCATTTCGGTTCTTTCAATAACTTCATCATGCCTTCAGCTAACTCTAGGTCTATGCCTTTGGCTAGGGTTGTGCTTGTTCGCTTGCCTTGAACAAAGTCCCATCGGTATATGGTGCATCTGCCGTACCTTCTTTTCATGTGGTACTCGGTACGATTAAGCTCTGCATACGTTTGTCCGAATAACTTATCTAGCGCGGGTAGTAATTGGTTGACTAGTTGTTGTCGGCTTATAGGCATTGCATGTTGTCCAGTACGTGCTCAAGTATGTTTAACTCAAGGCTCTCTTCGTTGATGACCAAAACCCTGCCCCCTGCTTCTTTGATCTCACGCATGTTTTTTTCTTGTAACGCAGTCGGCACGCCCCTGCCCGCCTTGGCTTCGATCGCCAAGAACTCTCCATTGAGGCAAACTAAAAAGTCAGGGACGCCACTGTTGCCGTATCCAGTACCGATAGGCATAGCGTAGTAGGCTCTATATGATTTGAGGATTGCCTTGATCTTGGCTTTAACTTTTGCTTCAGGTGTCGTTGCCATAGATCATGCTCTTCCATACTGAGACCGAAGGCATGTGGTTGTGCGACTTGGTCGGTGTCGTGTAACCATTGTGGGCAATCCATCCGAGCGTACTCAGAGTGCGTACGCCTGATACCCATACGTTAGGGTGTAGTTCTTTGGGTCGGAATAAAAGTTTCTTGCCGCAGTACTCTCGGAACTCATCGCCAAGAACAACTGGTTTAGATACTAGCAACTCTTCGGCTAGCTCTAAGTAACGCTCGACAAACTCGGGGCTTACTCTGTTTGCCTTTGACCAACACTTGTCAGCAAGGGCAAGTGCGTTGTCTATTCGTTCGCTCATCTGATACTCCAAAAAGATTTTCAAGTCTTGATAGTATCATAACTTTTTACTTTGTCAATAGTACAGACGTAAAAAAGCCACCCGAAGGTGGCTAGTAGTTTCCCTAACAAATGTTAGGTGTCACTTGAGTGAATTGATCTCACGTGTCAGATACCATTGCGCTTTACGCAAGTCTTCCAACTTGTTGCCTTTGTGGTCGGCACGAGTCAGATACTTAATCACATTGCCAAGGTTGTACCCGAGCTTCTTCGCTTCAATGAAGTCGATCGTCTCGATTCCACCTACTGTGTAATGAGCAGGGTTGTTGACCGGGTCGGGCTTAGGCTCAAACATTTTGATTTGTTGGGCTATGGATTTATCCGAGCTAAACAAACCCATCTGCTTCCAATCGGGTTTGGGTAATGTAAGCTTCGCCTTCTTCGCTACCTTGGCTTTCTTCTTCGCAGTCCACATTACTGTGGCTACATACGCAGTGGTTACGCCTATCGCCTTGGCTACGTCTGATGACTTAGCCTTTGGGTGTTTCGCAACGTAGTTACGGATTTGTGCTGACTTGGTCATCTTAGGTTGCTCTGTTGTTGTTGCTAATTCGATCATGATTTATTTCCTGTTTGGTTGTTAACGTACTCGGTAAGAACTTCTCTCATCTTGGCTTGCTTTGTATACGCATAGTTTGTGTTGAAGTAATCCATCACATCCTTTGGTAGACGCAAGCTCGTACAGAATAGTGCGGGTTTCTTACCAAGCCCCCGCCCTTTCTTTTGTTGTTCCGGTTTTAGATATTCAATCCCTGTTGTCATTTAGTATTCCCTCGTAATATTTCTTAGGCATCGGTGCTTTCTTATCCAATAGCTCACGTAGCCATTGCGCACCGCCTAGCTGTTGCAGTATTAACCAATGTCTGTCTGACATTCGTACCTGTCTACCTATTAGTTTCTCAGGCGGTTTAGGTCTTGGCATTTAATAAACTCCTTGTGATTACTCTGTTAGCCCAACATCTAGCACACGACCATCTTTGCGGTGACAATTCAATCCCCCCCTCGGGGGGCTTCATCTCTTCGCATTTGTTGCATAGCTTGTACTTGTGCGTGGGTTGTTTACTTCCAAGTTGAAGTTGTCGGTTTACAAACCCATTCATTCTTCTAGCACTCCATCTAATACTTCACAAATCCTGTCCAACATTTCTTCCATTTGTACAGTAGTCCAGTTCGTAGTCCGTTTAATATCAACCAACGCTAGGTAATACTCTTCACCTCTTAGCGCATGCTTGAGCTTGCCTTCGTCTTGTGGATACGTGAACTCAAGTACGGCTTTCATACGCTGCCCCTTTGGTAATGCGTATAAGCAAGCGAGCCTTACGCCATGTTCTGCGTACATCGGTATTGGCGGCACTTATCCATTTAAACTTGGGGTCGTTATGCCCCCGTAGGGGGATAGCCTTTGAGCTATATTTAATCTCTTCGTTCATCTCATACTCCTTCGCTAACATTTGTTAGCTCATCAACCAACAATACAAATATCTCACTTGTCACCTTGCAACCCACATCGGTGAGATACTGCTCATCTTCCACAAGTTTAAGCATACCCATCTTCATACGCATATCCACGGGGAGCGTATTATCATCGTATAGGTCTACCTTGTCACCTATTCTGACTAGGTACTTACCTGTATCTTTAACCACCAATGCAGTCTTATTATTACTAAAGTCCTCCTGAACTTTCTCGATAGTCTTCATCTCAGTATCGAGTAACTCTACCTTCTCCATAGAGACAGTAACTTTATGTCTAAGCGAGGGTATCGCTTCTGCTTTTAGGTATTCCAAGAACATAGCATGCCCCTTGGTCTCAGCCCATGCCAACATCTCATTCTTGACATTGGCTTGGTGTTGAGTACGCTCACGCTCTTTGTTCCAGCTCGCTCGAGACACTACACGTTCTGCCGCATCCTTAGCCTTCTGTATACGCTCGTTGGGATTCATCTTGCCGAACATCTTCTTCGCCATGAGGATAGCTTTATCTGCATCCACTGTGCGATACGAGTCCGATCTTTGTCTGCCCTTACCAATACGATCGTTACAGATAGCGATAACCTTCCCGCGTTGACCCATGTAACTCAACCCGATAGTGCCTAGCTCTTCACCATCTAGCTTGACCGAGAACCCACAAGCTACTCGGGTGTTACTCATACCCAAACCACTGTTGTTGATAACAAAAGTCCACAGTGGATTCAACGAAGCCAGTCGGCTAACCACAGGGTCAAGCATCCCGTACACGCCAGTCAACTTCAACCCCTCCTTATCAAGAGACTTCTGCAAGTCTTCACCAACAACTATGTTGCTCAAACTCAATGTATTCATACTCATGTTCATTACTCCTAACAAATGTTATTACCACTCGAACTTACCCAAGATCGCATCGACCTTAGACTTTAGATTCTCACGAACCAACGGGCTATCCTTGACCTCTTCAATGTCAGCTCCAAGCATAGCTAGCTCTACTTGCCTACGTGCATCCTCCAACTTGGGGTCGTTAGTCACGTTCAGCTTCGTCAACAACTCACACAACTCCAATGGGTTGCTAATCAATGAGTCGTGGAAACGCTTCTTCCCGTCACCTACATCTTCCAACTTTTTGGACATACCCAAGAGAACTTCGTGCAGGCGTTCCCATGGTGTGCGCATCGCATCGGCCAGCTTCTCCGAATACTGCAACTCGTATGCAGATCTCATTTCCTCCAAGTCATGCGCAGGAATGTCTAAGCGAAAGTCGCCCGCCTCGGGCAATGGCTTCACACTACGTCTAAAGCTGAACTTAGTCCTAACATTTGTTAGATCGGGGTAGTCCTCTGCCTTGTACATAGAACCCAAGTTGACCTTGGCTTCGTCAACCAACCTCTCGTACTCGTCAAAGAAGTTATCGCACAACATGTTGAACGTACGCTCGTATCCATTCATGGTCTGTTTGTAGTCCATGAACAACTTGGTCGGCAACATGCGCTCACCCTTGTCTGCCCAAGGTAAGGTGTGTTGGTTGTTGTAAAGACGAACTCTTGCGGCGAACTTCTCAATGTCTGCTCGTAGGCTTGTACCCGCAAACAGATTCTTCTTGGTCTGTGACGCATCTTTGTGTGCTGATGCGCTTGCATTGACTTGGCTCGTGATTTCACGATCGATCTTTGCGGCAGGCCAAACGCTGATGTTCAACTCTACTAATACTGCTGATGCACTAATACTCATTTCATTTCTCCTGTGGTTTTCCGGCTAATCTAGCCATTTGATAATGTGTGTCACTAACGATCTTCATGTTGAACGATGCCTCGTTCGGATACACGTGGTAGGTGTAAGTGCTATCCATTCCTTTCTCTTTGCGCACGTCATCACTCCACCACTTCTCTTCGTATACGTCGGCACTCTCTAAGCACTCAACCAATAGCATTGCCTTGTCTTTCGGCATAACTAACTTCTTGTAACCAATGTCTACTACTACCATCTGATACCTCCTAACATTTGTTATAAATAACCTACATTTAATCCTTGACAAGAATCGTTTTGCCGTTGTCTGCAACACAATCGTTTCCTCCTACGATCGCCCACAGTACAGGCGCAGTCCAATCCCGACCCCAGTCGTTACCCACGTACCCATCGGTGAGCATGATGACGCACTCAGGCACGATACGTTTCTCTTTCAGATACTCAGATACACATGAGGGAGACGTACCCCCACCACCTCTAGGTTTAGTAGAGTTGATAATGTCGCCCACCATACCTTCGGTGTACTCCTCGTGTCCGGCTACTCGGCTATCCCAATAGATCAAGTCCACTTGGCTCGGCTTTACTTCTTCTGCGATACCCTTAACTTCTGTTAGGAAGCCCGACAACTCTTCTTGTCCTACTGAACCTGAAGTATCCACAGCGATAACCATGTGACCAACCTTCTCTCCGATCAAGCTAGGCATGTACGTACCCATAGACAAGAACCTACGATTTACCTTACGCCATGACGATGTATCTTTTGCGCTACACGTAGACTTCACGAACTCACGCAACATTTCACGCCAGTCAACCTTGGGTTCGAGCAACTCGAGCAAGTCCCGATCAAGATCACCACCACCAGTTCCCGCGATCTTCTGATGCGCCATTACTCCTTGGCGAATAGCCTGATCTATCTCACGCTCGAGAACCTTCTTCTCCTCCTCGGTCATCTCCTTCGCACCATCCCAATCGTGGTCATCAAAGCCCTGCCCTGCACCTTTGCTCGTACCCTTACCCTGACTTTTGTTAGGCCCACCCTCTTGATCTGAGGGGTCTCCATCATCACAGGGGTTGCCCTCGCCCTCGTCGCCCTTGCCCTTCTCCTCCTCTTTGAGTAGATCGAACACTTGCTTGGCATTGAGTCCACGATACTTCTCGTCAACCAACCCCATCGGCTTACCCTTCAACTCACCATCTGCCCAACGTGGCATGGCAATGACACGCTCGCTAGGATCGAGGTCTTTGAGCTTGAGGTTAATCACGTAGTCACAAGCCGCATTTGCCAGCGAGTGATTCTCGTCATGGAGTTTCTTCCATGTAGTCAGGTGACGGAAAGCCTTGTGCAGATTCTCATGGAGTACCACGAAATTCAACTCAGGCTCTTTGAGCATAGCCACGAACTTGCGACCATACTTCTCGTCTCTTCCGTTGGTGCATGCAGTTGGGATGTTATCCACTACACTCGTACGACCAACCATCAAGATACCAGACCAAAGGGCAAACCTCGGGTCACGCATCAATGTAATCTTCGCCTTCTGTACTTTACGTTCTTCTAACATTTGTTACCTTTCGTTGTTTAAAAATCACACTCAATACTTCTATTCACATACAGGAAACCCTCGGATTCCGCACAACATCTTTCCTCTACGTCTTCCACCTCCTCTCCTAGACGCACGAACTCCCACAACCATTTGTCCCCACCATCGCTGAGCTTCTCAAACTTGCTAATGGCATCTTCAAAACCCTTTACCTCGGGGAATGACGGATACCACTTCATGCCATTCATGGTGAACTTAATACCCTGTACGTGTCTAGGCATACCACCACTAAACAACCGCATGTACTCGTCACCCCTGAAGAACTCAGGCACGTTCTCGTCAATGAATAGCTTCATTGCGGGGTACTCGTTAGGGTCGTAGGTGTAGAACACCGCCATCACATCACTTCTGTATCCCATGATCTACTCCTTCCAATACCATTGTTAATACCTTTTCACACACTTGCTTGTCCTTGTGTTCAAACAAAGTCTTGCACTCTTTCGTGTCGTATACACAGTACCCGAGTACCTGTATCTGAGCAGTACCGCTTTCATTCTTTATATGGTCAGTTACCCACCTGACGATGTACCTCTTGAAGTCGGTTGCAGTCATGCCGTTCATTCCTAACATTTGTTAGAGTAGGTCTTGGTTCTTAACGACCCAGTCCTTGAACGCACTGCTTGAGAAAGCGATACTCTGCTTCGCAGGGTTCTTGGCAATGTTGATAGCGAACACGGCTTGCCACTCGGCATCGAATCGAGACAAGTAATCCATGAACGGACTAATGGTGTCTTTCGTAATCCGAGAGATAGCACCGAACACCACAATGGCACATGCGCCCGGACTTGTGGGTACAGTCGTAGTCTTTGGTTCTTTGATCGTGGCTTCCCATGTAGGTAATTGATCTGAGAACTCAATGTACGCTTGCATATCACGCGCACCCGATTCACCAATCGCACCAGTCAAAGCGGCAATCACCGAATCAGGGTCGTTCTCTTTGCGAGTCCGGACAATGTTCGATGCTGTCTCCAATGAGCGTGGGGATACGAACGCATGCTGAGCTTTGCGTGGGTTGTAGATGTATGGGTTGTCACCTTGTGCCGCATCGGTATAGCTTGCGAGTACGTGAGGGAAACGATTCACCCATGCAATCACCTCGGGCTCGAGTCCCTTACCAATAGCCCACTCAATCCACTGCTCGGCATCGGGTTTGCAAATTGTCACCGGCACAAGTCGGTTACGGCTATGCGCTTTGAGGGAGTCGCCCACGCCATCGGTCGTTAGATTACCCGTCAAGAATACTATGGTATTGGCGGTGAGGGGAATGTCACCGAGTCGTGGGTTTGCCTTCTCAAGCATAGGGTGAAGCATGTTCTTCACAGGGTCAGCACCCTTCGTGAACTCATCGAGCATGATGACCAATGGCTTGTTCTCATGAATACGAAAACGTGCATTGGGGTAGTAGCGTGTGGTCTTGGAGTCGTGGTCGATCACAGGCATTGCGATGTCACCCAAGTCCATATTGGGTACGTCAATATAGGCATACTCAAAGCCGAGGGAGTCGGCGATATTCTCTAGTAGGGAGGACTTCCCAATCCCGGGCTCGCCTTGTAACAAGAACCGAGTCGTTGGGTTTGTGCGGATAAGGTTTGCCGCTTGCTTGAGGGTAATTGATTTACCGAAATTGATTTCTGCCATGATGGTCTTTCTGATTACGCTAATGATTTCTAACATTTGTTAAGTGTTGACGTTTGCAAATTAACTCTGCACTTTTTTAACATCTACACCTACGCTACTATGGACATTATTATCCAAAGTAACTTATATTATACCACATTTTAATGGGTATGTCAAGTGTTTTGCCTATGCTTCCCCCCTTAGTTTGTATGCCTTGATAGTCTTTAGTGTCGGGTACTTGGTCGTGAACCTTTCCTTCGCCACTGTCATGTTCCTAGCTTCGAGGCTCTCGGCAATCCACATGCCGAACCTCCCACTCCACCCTGTCACGTAGTATCTAGCTAACATTTGTTAGATTCCCTCCATTGATTAAGTTGTAATACGCAACCACCTCATGCTTGCGCCCCTTTGTTAAAAGAATTGCTTCCGCATCGGGGTCAGGCACGCGCAACGTACGCTCGTGGTTACGCAAGTATTTGTAATCGCCTTCCTTCAACAGAATCACAACGCCTGTCCTTGGTAGTCGGCAAAGGTAGTACGGCTCATACATTTCTGCACCCATTCTTGTGGTATTCGTTGTATTGCCACAGTCGTTTGCCCAACCAAAAGATTTGATCTTCGACAAACTCCCATGTCTTGTAGTTCATGCAGTCGGTGAACGGCAAGTCCTTGCGACCGAACTCAATCAGTAGCTCTACCAACTTAGGTGCAAAGTCATTGGCATGGGTTGTGTCGAACCCAAAGTACCAATACCCATCATCGCCTTCCTCCGTATAGGTGAACCCACCATGCACATCGTCAGCTATGGCATCAAGTTCTTCGTTACCCTCGTCATAGATCACGCCCCAGAACACATTGTCTTTGGGTATACCCACGTAACCACATAGCGCACCTGACCCTTCCATCCTAGATATACGGCACTTGTACCCACTAACTTCCTGTACCCACTCCGCATGGTCGGGCTCGTTCTCCCATGGTCGTATGGGGTAGAACAGTTTCATTTTCATGCTTGCTTCTAACATTTGTTAAGGTCTCCAATAAAGTAAATCAAGGGCTAGGACAATACAGGCGAGCAGTATCACCACACGTTCTAGCTTCTCCCATTTAGTTAACATTTGTTAGCCTCCCAAGTTCCAAGATTTAGGGGGTATCTGTTTCAATACCGCATTGGCGTTATCAATATCAAGGGTCAGTGTTTCCACTGTGAAAGATGATTTATCTTTAATGTATTCATAGGCAGACTGCGTGAGGTTGTTCAACGCCTCATTCAACAGTTCAATCTTTTCTGCATCAGTCATTTGACCTCCCGCTTTGTGTGTATGGGCAACTCTTTGGTATTGAGTACAGGCTTGCTCTCCTCCACTCGTGCGAACTTCATCGCCTCTCCTAACATTTGTAAGTAGTCGGTCTGACTCACTCGCTTGGACAACTTGTCCACCTTCACGTGTCTTGGTCTCATTGCACCACCTTCTTTTCTTGTATCCAGTAATGGCTCTGTTTATCTTCTATCTCACACGCTCGCATGTAAGCCTCGGCATCAATCTTGTGGGCAAACAACTCTTCAATGTGAACGCCTTGCTCACCTTTGTCGTTGCACCACAGTATCCAAACCATTGGGTAATATTTCATCGCGCCTCCCTAACATTTGTTAGATTTAGTTCCTCGCCCATAACAGGATGGGCTTCCTCGTACCAACCGAATCGGCATGCGCCCTCGGGTTTGTGTGTATGCGTATAGGCAAGCATGTCCCTAGCTTTCTTGAAGCTCATGCCAGTCCATTCAAGGACTGTTCCGTCTTCGTGTTCAATATAAAAGGTGTGTCTAACCATGGCTCAGCCCCTCAGTTCTTTTTGATTAGTCTGTTTGAGCGTTGTACGTGCGCTCGCAGGTGTAACAAGTTGGTAGTTACCCTTACCATACTCTTGGACTACGCACCAAGAACTACGTTCCTCACCTGCACTACGCTCTCGGTCTTGTTCACAGAAGATGCAGAACGCTTGATGCCGTTCGGTTGATATTTCATCTTCGCAGTCGCTACATAGTTTCCAGTCAAGATTGGTTTCTAACATTTGTTAGCCCCTTTCTATTGAGTAGTCGTTGTTGTCGATGCAGTTAAGCAACATGCCACGATTGAGACCCCAATCGTTATTGATTCGAGTACGTACATACTCGATAGCTTGCTCGTCAGTTTCGACACCTTGCATGCCATCCAACAAGCAACGATAGACCGACAACTTAGTGCCGTTGGTCAACGTGCGCAGACCCACGCGGATTGTGGTTGTAATCATCATCTAACCTTTCTAACATTTGTTAGGTTTGCAAGATCGGGGGCAAACCTAAAGTTACAAAATAATATCCCCGACCCATGCTTTAATTATACCACAAAGTTACACTTAAGTCAAGTGTTTGGGCGATTGCAATCGGGGATAATGTTACGTTCCTGTGTTATGTTTTTAGGGGCAATGTTGTGGAATGTTACGTGCGGAAGTTTTGACATGTAACATTATAAAACTCAATGGAATCAAGGGGTTGGAAGCGAAAAAATGGGTTATGTTATAAAGTTATAAAATTTCAATAATAGTGTGTGTGGCTTTCCTAGAATATATTGTACTTCGATTTGCACTTTCCGACAAGTCTTGTCCCTGCGGACTCTCACACCCATTTCGAAAAAAACGTAACATATAACATTGCTTTAAAATCAACAACTTACGTGAATTGCAACGTAACATTAGGCGTAACATTGCAACATGGGAACATAACATTTGTTAGAACTGCGCTTAGTCCTACCCCCGCACAGAGAACTGGTGCAGTTTTGTAACATCGCTTAAATTTTAAGCACTGCCCCTACCCCCGCACAGAGAACTGGTACACGACAAAAACTTCGGGGAAAAATAACTTAGTGGTACGCTAACATTTGTTAGAGACAGACGCAAAAAAGCCCGCATAAAGCGGGCTGGGTTTTGTAACATTAGGTTTAGTTGTGCGGGAAACGTAAGCCAGTATTGGGGCAAAGTAAACCCGTCATGGATTCAATACGTTGCGTGTAAACCCGTTCAACATTGCCGATTGAAATTGCCAACTCTGGCAAAGTGGTTAGCCCACTAACATATTGTTGAATGTCTCCCATTACCTTATTGTGTAATGCTTCTAGAAGGTTTTGTTTTTGTTCCAAATTTAATTCCATGATTTTCCCCTTATACAATCCAAGTGTCTAAATTGCTTGTCGTGATGTAATCGTAATCTTTGCTTGAACAACGCAAAATGTACTTAGCCCCAATTTCGTTTACATAATTGCACGACAAGTACAAATCTGCAACACCCTTTTTCTCGCCATACAAATCAAGGGCTCGAAATACTTTGCCGACAAACTTACACTTATCACAATCATGCTTGAACGATGGTTTCATTTTGTTCCCCTTAAAATCTAACATTTGTTAGAACCTAGGGTTTCCCCTAGGTTCCGTCGTTTACTTACTTGTTGGCGTTGTAAGCTTCACCAGTAAGAACAAAGTAGCTGTTCTTAAGGTTTTCTAGAATAGTGCTAGCGTGGCACTCTTGTCCGGCTTCTTCCGCACCTAGAATCCGGTTTATCATGGTCTTCAATTCTGTTGCCGTTTTTGCGTCAACGTCATTTGAACCTTTGAGTTTACCCTTTGGCACGTATCCGCTAGCGATCTTCACGCGCATCCAGTAGGTGTCAACTGTTGCCGTATGTGTACGCTTTCCATCGGCATCAATAGACTTGATGAACTTAGGATCACGATCCATTAGGGTGTTAGCGAATAATGATTTCTCTAACTTGATACCCTTTGCTTCTTTGCCGTCTAGGTCATACCATTTTGCAATGACGTTGCCGTTGGTATCCTTGCGATCGAATACCGATGCAATAGCACTTGAGTAGTTCTCAATTACAACACCGGTTTTAGTTACACCCTCAACCAGTGCATTGCGTGCGATGGATAAAATGCCGGTGTCAACGGCGGGAGACGAAATAACTTGAGTAGACATAATCTAACCTTTTCTAACATGGTAGCTTTGGAAAAACCCGCTAGCTACCTAAGCATAACAACAAAGCTTTTTTCGTTGCCATGGGTCTATTATAACGTGGTGCAAAATAATAGCAAGTAATAAATAAACAAAATAAATAGGGGGGATAAGGGCTAACAAATGTTAGATTTTGCCGACACCGACACCCCACACCCCAGATTTAACACATAGGAGTCCCGTGATCCTATACACACAGTGTTGCACTGTCGAACAGCTAAATTAAAAATCCCCCCTCCCCCTTATGTTTTCTGTACCACAATGCTACAAAGCTCTTCACCCAAACACCCCCCGGTGCAAAATAAATCGGGCAGTCAAAAAAAATTTTGCAAAAATTTTAAAGTTTGTGTTACATTTCGGGCATTCCCGATAACTACTCGGTGCCTATGATTGAAATTCAGCCAACAACGGAACATCCGTTACCGTTCGATATGTCCGATGAGCAGCCTAAGACTCACAAGGACGGCATTGCCATCGCTGTAAATACCTCAAACCTAATCGACAAGCTCGGCCCCGGCCTTGACTACGAAGATAAAGACCTGCATAAAACTGCGGAGTTATTCAACGGTACCGATAAACCGGCTACACCTAAGCACATAACAGTACCTGCGGAGGCGAAGGCGGCTTCAGTATTAATTAAAACGTTTGACTTCCAAGCGTTTGCGGACATCCAGCAGGCCCGCACATTCATTACTAATAAGCTAGTCAAGATGACTGACTGCGGCGATCCCAAGATTGAGATCAAAGCCCTTGAGCTTCTTGGCAAACATTCCGACATTGGTCTGTTTACTGAGCGCAGTGAGATTACTGTGCACCACACTACAAGCAAGGGACTTGAGGACTCTATTAAAGAGCGCATCAAGCGGCTCATGAATGCAGACATAACAGATGTAACGCCCTTAGATGATCTGGATACGCACCTAGGCCCAGCAGAAGATACCCGCCAAGACGTACCTGAAAAGGACGAGGCTGAATGAGCCTGACGCTTAAAGACATAGAAGCGGCGATAAACACCGGCAAGTTGTCGGAAGCTGACCTGCGCGTGCTAGAGGCTTCACTTGTTAAACTCGAGAAACTCAAAGACCGTGAACTATGCCAAGAAAAATTCATCAAGTTTGTTGAACGAGTATGGCCCACATTCATTTCAGGCGCACACCACAAGAGAATGGCGGATGCCTTTGAACGTGTGGCAAATGGTACTTGTAAGCGGCTTATTATTAATATGCCTCCCCGTCATACTAAGTCTGAGTTTGCTTCTTACTTGCTTCCGGCTTGGTTTTTGGGTAAGTTTCCACATAAAAAAGTCATTCAGGCGTCTAATACGGGCGAATTAGCGGTCGGATTTGGTCGAAAAGTGCGAAATTTGGTGGATTCTGAGGTCTATAGTAGTATTTTCCCTAATTTAGCGCTACAACAAGACTCAAAAGCAGCCGGAAGGTGGAATACCAGCAAGGGTGGTGACTATTTTGCGATTGGTGTGGGCGGTACAGTGACCGGTAAGGGCGCAGATGTGCTCATTATTGACGATCCGCACTCAGAACAAGAGGCTGCAATGGCAGCAAGCAACCCAGAAGTGTATGACAAGGTGTATGAGTGGTATACATCAGGCCCCCGTCAGCGTTTGCAGCCGGGCGGAGCTATTGTTGTAGTTATGACACGCTGGGCGCAACGAGATTTAACAGGACAGGTACTAAAAAGTGCAGCACAACGCAGTGGTGAAGAGTGGGAAGTCATTGAATTTCCCGCGATCCTTCCTTCAGGTAATCCGCTGTGGCCGCAATTTTGGAGTTTGGCTGAGCTGGAAGCCCTTCGTGAAGAACTTCCCAATTCCAAGTGGCAAGCGCAGTATCAGCAGAATCCTGTGGGTAACGAGAGCGCGATTGTTAAGCGCGATTGGTGGAAGTGGTGGGAAAAAGACGATCCTCCTGTCTGTGACTACATCCTCCAGTCGTGGGACACGGCGTTTGAGAAAACCCAGCGTGCTGACTATTCCGCAGGCACGACGTGGGGTATCTTCAATTGTGAAGAGGACAACTTTGCGCCCAACATCATTCTTCTCAACACGTATAAGAAGCGGGTTGAGTTCCCAGACCTTAAACGAGATGTCATGAGGGAGTACAACGAGTACGAGCCTGACTCGCTGATTGTGGAGAAGAAGGCGTCTGGTGCGCCTCTTATATATGACTTAAGAGCGATGGGCATACCAGTGCAGGAGTACACGCCTAGTAAGGGGCAAGACAAAATTGCCCGTTTAAACTCAGTCTCAGACATAATTGCAAGTGGAAAAGTATGGGTTCCGCAAACCCGCTGGGCAGAAGAGTTAGTGGACGAGGTTGCAGCATTTCCGTCAGGCGAGCATGATGACTTGGTTGACGCAACAACTTTAGCGCTGATGCGCTTTCGTCAGGGTGGGTTCTTGCGTTTACCAAGCGATGAGCCCGAAGAGATTAAATGGTTTAAAGGCAACCGCCGCGAGCGGTTCTATACAGTTTAAGGATTAAAAATGGCAACAAGTTCTATGGACAGAGGTTTGTACGCAGCCCCTCTTGGTATCGAAGAAGACATGGCTCCCCCGATAGAGATTGAGATTGAAGACCCTGAAGGCGTGCGCATTAATATGGGTGATATTGAGATTGAACTCAGCCCAGAAAAAGAAGACGATGAAGACTTTGATGCCAACCTTGCTGACTTCATGTCTGACAGTGCGCTTAATTCTCTTGGTGGTGAGTTAGTTGCTGACTTTGACAAGGATATCAACGACCGTAAAGATTGGATTAGAACCTACGTTGAAGGCTTGAAGCTACTGGGTCTTAAGTATGAGGAAAGAACAGAGCCATGGGCCGGTGCTTGTGGTGTGTTCCACCCCATGTTGACTGAGTCTGTTGTGCGCTTTCAGTCCGAGGGAATTATGGAGACGTTCCCCGCTGCAGGCCCTGTGAAGACGCAGATCTTGGGTAAGGATACTCCTATTAAAGAAGAAGCATCTGCTCGCGTAAGAGAAGACATGAACTACCAGCTCACTGAGGTGATGGTTGAGTATCGTCCAGAGCATGAGAAGTTATTGTGGAATCTACCTCTGTCAGGCTCCGCGTTTAAGAAGGTCTACTACGACCCGAGCATTGGACGTCAAGTTGCGATGTTCATCCCAGCAGAAGACATTGTTGTTCCTTATGGCGCGTCTAATTTAGAGCGTGCCGAGCGCGTTACGCACGTGATGCGTAAGACTGAAAATGAGATTCTTAAACTGCAAGAAGCTGGGTTTTACAGCGACGTAGACTTAGGTGAGCCGTCCGGTGAGCTTGATGATATTGAGAAGCAGAAAGCTGAAGAAACAGGCATGTCAGCACTGCAGGATGAGAGGTTCCGCATACTTGAGATGCACGTTGACCTTGACTTAGAAGGCTATGAGCACGAGGACAAAGATGGTGAAAAGACGGGCATAGCACTGCCGTATGTTGTGACTGTTGAGAAAGCGACAACTAAGATTCTTGCCATTCGTCGCAATTGGTATGAAGATGATGAGTTGCACATCAAGCGCCAGCACTTTGTACATTACCAATATATACCGGGGTTTGGATTCTATGGATATGGTCTCATTCACCTTATCGGCGGATATGCAAAGAGCGCGACCATGCTCATCAGGCAGCTCGTTGATGCAGGTACGCTATCTAACTTACCGGGTGGCCTCAAGTCCAGAGGACTCCGAGTCAAGGGCGACGACACGCCTATCGCACCGGGAGAGTTTCGTGATGTCGACGTACCCAGTGGTTCAATTAGAGACAATATCTTGCCTCTGCCGTACAAAGAACCCAGTCAGGTTCTCTTTGCCTTGTTCCAGAACATTGTGCAAGAGGGTAGGCAGTTTGCATCCGCAGGAGACATGAACGTCAGTGACATGAGTGCGCAAGCACCCGTAGGTACAACACTGGCTATTCTTGAGCGTACGTTGAAAGTGATGGGTGCAGTGCAAGCACGTATGCACTACTCGATGCGTCAAGAGTTCCGCCTCTTGAAAGCCATCATTGCTGACTACACACCAGAAGAGTATGACTACGATCCAGTCGATGGTTCACGTCGTGCTAAGAAGTCTGACTACGATATGGTTGCTGTGATTCCTGTGAGCGATCCAAACGCTGCAACAATGGCGCAGAAGATTGTGCAATACCAAGCCGCACTTCAACTTGCACAAACAGCACCGCAACTGTACAACTTGCCACTTTTACACCGCCAGATGATTGAGGTGTTGGGCATTAAGAATGCAGCAAAACTTATCCCGATTGAGGATGATGCTAAAGCTACAGACCCAGTGCAAGAGAACCAGAATGTGCTGACAGGCAAACCTGTTAAAGCGTTTATTGAGCAGGATCACCAAGCTCATATTGCAGTGCACACAAGCATGCTGCAGAACCCTAAGATCATGGGTTTAGTTGGGCAGACACCGCAAGGTCAAGCACTTACTGCGGCAATGATGGCGCACATCAACGAGCACTTGGCGTACGCATATCGCAAAGAGGTTGAGCAAACAGTTGGTTTGTTGTTACCAACAGAGGAGCAAGAAAAGAACATGGCTCCCGAGGTTGCTGCACAAGTTGCACAACTGGCTGCACAAGCGTCAACTCGTATGACTCAGCAAGCTCAATCGCAAGCCGCGCAGCAGCAAATACAGCAGCAAATGCAAGACCCCCTCATCCAAATGCAACAGCAAGAGTTGCAAATCAAGATGCAAGAGTTGCAGCTTAAACAGCAAAAACAACAGATTGATGCGGCAGCTAAAGCTGACCAACTCAAGATTGAAGAGTCACGTATTGCGGCTCAAAAAGAAATTGCGGCTATGCAAGTTGGTGCAAGCGCAGCCGCTGCAAAAGACAAACTCGAGAAGCAACAGCTTATTGAGGGTACCAAAATTGGCGTTGATATCGCCAAGAACCGCGCTCAGATGGCTGTGCAAGCGGCACAAAGAACGTCCCAAAAACCTAAGAGGGAGAGAGATTGAACGACTACAAGCTATTGGCGCATATCGCTAACGAGATAGAACGACTTAGAGCGGAGCAAGCTTTTCATCTTGCCAACGGCAGAGCCGCTGACATAGAAGAGTATCGAAGTATCTGTGGGGTAATCCGAGGTCTTAACCTAGCAGAAAACATTATTAATGACCTCGTGCAAAAAATGGAGAAATCTGATGACTGAATTTAACGTCGCTGCCGTGGACTTGTCTGGCATTCTTAACAAACCAGCCGAAGACAAAGCTAAGCAGTTGCCTGACCCACGTACATTTCATATTTTGTGTGTGGTGCCTGAAGCTATGCAAGAGTATGCAGAGAGTGAAGTTGGAATTATTAAATCCAGCCAATCTATGCATTTTGAGGAAGTACTTACTCCTGTTCTATTTGTCGTCAAGCTTGGGCCTGACTGCTACAAAGATACCACTCGGTTCCCCAGCGGCCCGAGTTGCAAGGAAGGTGATTTCATCATCTGCCGACCAAATTCAGGCACCCGTCTGAAGATCCATGGCCGTGAATTCCGTATCCTCAATGATGATTCGGTTGAAGCAGTTGTGGAAGACCCCCGTGGAATTACACGTGCAGCATAAGGAGTAACACATGGCACAAACTGAGTTAAAAGATGACTTTAAGTTTCCTCATGAAACAGAGGAAGAAGCTAAGGGTAAACCCGAAGTAGAAGATGATGGCGGGTTTGAAGTAGAAATTGAAAATGACACGCCTCGTAGGGATCGTGGCCGTAAGCCCGACGAAACACCACCTGAAGACCCAACGGAAGATGAACTATCCGAGTACGACGAAAAAGTTCAACTACGCCTAAAGAAATTTACACGTGGATATCACGATGAACGCCGCGCTAAAGAAGAAGCACTGCGTGAACGCGAAGCGGCTGAGAAGCTGGCTAAGCAGTTGTGGGATCAAAACCGCAAGCTACAAGAACAAGTGTCGCTTGGGTCAAGGGCGTACATTGAGCAGTCAAAGAGTTCCGCAGAGATGGAATTTGACAATGCTAAGAAACGATATAAAGAGGCTTATGAGTCTGGAGATTCCGATGCCGTAGTAGAAGCACAGGCAGAAGTTTCGCGGGCAACGCTGAATTTAGATAAAGTTCAGAACATGAAGCCTTTACAAGTTCAAGAAAATGATGTACAAATACAACAACGTAGTACAAATCAACCTTCTGTTACTCCAAAAGATGAAAGTTGGATGCAGAAAAACACTTGGTTTGGCACCGATCCTGAAATGACAGCATCCGCCCTCGGGTTGCATCAAAAGCTGGCAAAGGAACACGGTGCTAACTTTGTGGGTAGTGATGAGTACTACAAACGAGTAGACGCTACAATGCGTCGACGATTCCCTGAGTACTATGACGGTGCTCAGAGCTATGAAGATGACGCCCCTTCGAAAAAGGCATCAGAACCGGCTTACGAGGATGAACCTCCGCGCCGTGCAACAAAGCCCGCTAACGTGGTGGCACCCGCCTCCCGTAGCACTCCGCCTAATCGTATTAGGCTGAAGGCATCCGAAGCAGCGATTGCTCGCCGTCTTGGGGTTCCTTTGGAAGAATACGCTAAACAGGTTGCTCAACTAAGAAGAGGTGAATAATGGATCAAGTTTTATCGTCTGGAAAGACTCAAAATCGTTTAGCTCGTGAGCTAGATACTCGTGCAGTGACTCAACGCCCTGAAGCGTGGCGTCCGCCTGAGACGTTACCTATGCCCGAAGACCGTCCCGGTTGGAAGCATAGATACGTTCGCATTAGTACGATGGGCCAAGCTGATCCTAGTAATATTTCTTCTAAGTTACGTGAAGGATATGAACCCTGCAAAGCAGAAGATTATCCCGAGCTTATGATGCACGCCACCGTTGAAGGCCGCTTTAAAGGCAGCATTGAAATTGGTGGGTTGTTATTGTGCCGTATTCCTGAAGAGTTCTTAAAGCAGCGTGCCGATTATTACGACAAGCAAAATAAGTCTCAGATTGACTCGGTGGATAACAATTTCCTTCGTGAAAATGATCCTAGGATGCCTCTCTTCTCAGAGAGAAAAACTAAGGTTACTTTCGGTTCTGGTACTTAAATTTTAGGAGTCTTTTATGGCTTATCCTACAGTCTCGGCCCCTTACGGTCTAAAGCCTGTAAACCTAATAGGTGGACAGGTATTTGCAGGCGCAACCCGCCTGATGCAAATTGCTAGTGGCTATGCTACTAACATTTTCTACGGTGACTTGGTAAAACGCATTTCTGATGGCACTATCGAAAAAGACACGGGCACTACAACTGCCACGCCTTGCGGTATTTTCCTCGGTGTAAGTTTTACTAACGCTTCAACTGGTCAGATTCAGCAACAGCAATTTTATCCAGCTAGCCAGCAAGTTAAATCTGGCACGCAGATTTTTGCAGTTGTTGCAGATGATCCTGATACGCTGTTCCAAGTAGTCTCTTGTTCTTCTGGCACAACCGTGGCCGGAATGGGCATCTCTGCTATTGGTAATAACATTGCTTTGATTCAAAACGCTGGTTCAACTACTACTGGTAATTCAGCAGTGGCAATC